AACAAGTAAAACCATCGTTAGCCTGATAGTAGCGAACTTCACCTGCAGCAGTTGAATAGAAGTAACGGTTACAGTATTGGTCAATCATGCGAGAAGCAGAGTTTATGCTGTTCTCAATCAGAGCATCATCAATAGTGTCTGAGATACGAAGTGCAGCTTTTACATCTGCAAGAGTGCAGTAAGCATTAGTTAAGGCCAAAATAAACTCCTAAAGTCTTTACTAGTTTAGCGTAACCTTAGATAAGCCTTTGAGTCCAAGTCTTAGGGGTCAAATCAGAATCAATCTCAATAGGTAAATGATATTCAAACTCTTTCACCCTAGGTCTAATCCAATCAACTAACTCACGCAACCCCTGATCTAAAGTGACAGTCGTTTGATACCCTAAAAGTTGTCTAGCCTTATCTGAGCTACATAAAGCAACATAAACTTCTTGTGGCCTGCCAGGCATAAAGATAGGGTCAAGGTCAAAGCCAATAATCTCTGCAAGTCGCACAGCCAATTCAAGAATCGAAATAGGGGACTCATCAGGGCCAATATTGATAACCTGCCCTACAGCCTGCTCAGACTCACAAGCAGTCATAACAGGTGCAATAACATCCTGAATAAAACTAAAGCAACGCAACTGAGTGCCATCACCATAAACAACAGGTTGCTTACCCTGCAACATCCTGTTAGTCATAATGCTCGCAACATTTCTAAACGGATCATCAAACTTCTGCCTAGCCCCAACAATGTTATGGGGAACAAGCACAACTAAATCAACATCATGAACCTTAGCCAAATTAGTCAACAACTTTTCTGCAGCTAACTTAGCAATACCGTAAGGGTCTTGCGGTTTAGGGTCAAGACTCTCATCAAAGAAATCACCATGATTATTGCCATAACGAGCCATAGAAGACATGTAAACAAACTTTGGTACTTTAGCCCGAATACTCGCTGTCATGGCGTTCACGCTTATCTGAACAGTGTTTCTGACCACAAGAGCAGGGCTAAACACACTCAAACCTTCATAAGCTGTACAAGCAGAATGAATAACCAGATCAGCCCCAACAAACACAGGCGAAATGGCTTCTAAATCATCCAAATCAAGATTATGGAACTCGACACCTGCAGGCACATTATCCAAGCTTCCACCAAGCAAGTTATCTATGCCACGAACCTGCCAGCCCTTAGCCAAATACGCATCAGCAATATGTGAACCCAGAAACCCTGCAACACCTGTAACAACAACTAATCCCAAGAGTTTGCTCTCCTAATCTGCAACTGCCAACGACCTTCATCAAACATGTGAGCATCAACTTTCTGATTGAAATACTTTTGATTATTTCTAAAAGTTGTTTCATTACGCAGACTCAACCTTGCATCACTGTTGATTGTTGAACTGTTGTCATGCCCCAGCTGTAAAGCCAACCTGTCAACACGCAAACCAGCATGAGCAATTCTTCGCTCATAATCGTTATCTTCAAAATAAATAGGGTGCAACGCTTCATCAAACAAACCCACAGAGTTCACTATCTCGTCACCTACAGCAAAAGTTTGGTAGTAAGGGAACTTATCGCACAAAGTCAAAGCATCACGTTTAGCAGTTTGCAACAGATCTAAATCGCCTGGTCTAAACCAGCAGTCAGCCGAAGTAAAGAACCAGCGTGTTTCAAAAGGCAGCATCTTGATACCTAGATTCCATGAACTTGCAACACCCAGATTAGAAGGCAACTCCAACCAATGAACATCAACTAAAGGATTGTCATACTCAAAGTCTTGCTCAACACCAGAGTTATTGATCACATAGACAGTTGCTTCAACATCAATGCTCTCAATCATGCGTTTCAACAAATCAAACCTGTTCAAAACAGGAACAATCAACTTCACTTTTCTGAGAGCTTCTTTATTAGTGGCTTCCAAGACTCCTTGTAAACCTTGTCTGCATCATAGTTCTTAGCAAAAGCAATAGTGTCTGGGAACTCTCCCCTGCCACGCTGATACGCCTGCTCCAAAGCATCCACAATGCCAGACACCAAAGGAATGTTGAACCAAGTGTGTTGCCCTGCATCCCAGAACGGTTGCCCATTTACTAGGAACGAATCAGGGGAAGCAAGTTCAGCCGAAGCTGCAAAGTTAGAAGTAATAATAGGCACACCACAAGCCTGAGCTTCAATCTGTGGAATCCCAAAACCTTCACCATAGTTACAGAACAAGCCAACATCCCAAGCCGAATAGATCGCAGCCAAAGTTTCCTGACTAATCCCATACTGATACGCAATAGGGTCAACCATCATCACCTTTTCAGGTGGCACACCACAAGCCTGCAAAATGTTAGGCAACACAAACCCAGACTGCTTGCCATACGGTTCAGTATGCAAATACAAAATAACGTCATCATGCTTAGCAGCAAAAATAGCGAAAGCCAACAAGTTTTCAGACACAGCTTTACGGTGAATAAACCCACCAGCCTTATTAGCAAAGTTCATGCCCACAACAAAGCGATCCTTACCGCCAACAAACTCTCGGCCAGACTGACCTTCAGGAAGCATCTCAGTAGGTTTGAACAGGTTAGTGTCAATAGCGTGTGGGATGTATTCAGACTCTAAGCCTGCCTTTTCAATCATCGCCTTACCAAACTTGCTCATAGCAATAGGCGTAACATTAGGCTTCTTCAACCAAGCCAAAACCTTTTCAGGTGCAGGCTGATGATCTATCGGAACCCAAGAAGCAATCGGAATGTTATCTGTCGCAGGATTATCTAGCAAAACCCAAACGTCATAGAGCGTAATCAAGAACGCAGGCAACCCAGCATTTTCAGCCTTCCAGTGAGCATGATTTATAGGAAGCACGTCAGTAGAGTATTGGTTCATGCCCCTGGAGTAATGTGGGATAAGCCCTGAGCCTGTTTCAATCAGACTGTTGACACCTTCACCACCATAGTTAGACATCATGGCAACCTTATGCCCATCCTTTACAAGCCTAGAAATAACTTGCTTAGACTGCGTACCATAGCCAGTAGGTTGATTGAGAGAGTTGCTGTACCAAGAAATAACAGATTTAGTCATGGCCTAAGCATAATAGAAAACACCCCCAAGACAGCCCTACGCAGCCGAATTGGGGGTGAAATCTAGGAAGGTAAAGAAGCCTTAGCTTGCTCCACCCTTGAACTTCTTGATGTTTGCAGTCTGCACAAGAGCAGAGTCCAAACGCCAAGTTGCTCTCCAAGTAGCAAGGTCGTTACCGAAAGCGAAGTCATCGCTTCTGTCAACCTGTAGTCCACCAGCGTTTCTGATGTAGATGCTCTTTAGGTCACCAACAGCAAGAGAGTTCACAGCAGTACCAGGGTTCGGCATAGCAGGAGTCTCAATAACAGGAACACCAAGAACTAGATCTCTACGATCCTTTGAATCGCCAACCTGGAACACGTAGTTACCTGCAGTGTCCTTTAGCTTACGCAGAGCTGCAATAGAAGTGCTGTTTGCAAGCATAGCGAAAGTAGGGCGGTTGCGAAGTGAACCATCAAGGCTGTAAATCAAGTCAATGACGTTGTCAGCACTAAACGCACCAGCAACACCAGTTGAACCTGTAACACCAGTACCTGCAACAGGAAGGAAACCTGTAGGCTCTACTGTTCCAGTACCGTTTACAATCTCATCAGCAATCTTGAAGCCCAGAGCGTTACCGAACTGTTCAGCCAAGAAACCAATGATGTCAACACCTGAGTCAAGGATAAGTTCACGAGATAGCTGTGCTAGTGCTGAGAACTTGTATGCTCCAAGAGTTGTGAAAGCGTTGAAAGTAGGCTCGCTTGTACCAATTGAAACACCCTGACCAACGATAGTTGCAGTTGAGAATGTTGCCTGAGATGGAATCTGTAGGTTCTCTCCACCAGCAGTGTTGATAACAGTTGCATACTCAAGAAGTGGGTTTACAAGTCTTGCAACCTTCACAATTTCGTTGTAGAAAGATGTAGGCACTGGAGCACCAGTAGAAGAACCTGTGATAGCACGGAACTCGTGTCCACGGATTTCGCCTGCAACCATCTTACGAAGGATCTCTGCATCTGCGTTTAGTGCACTTGCACCAGCAAAGTCAACTGTTGCTGACTGCATAGCTTCGGCAACTTTAGCTTCACGCTGCTCTAGCTCAATTAGTTCATTTCTCTTGTTGATGTCTGCAGTTAGAGAAGCATACTTTGCTTCATCTTCGCCTGACCAAACGCCGCCACGAGCTTCAACTGAATCAATCAGTTCCTTAGCTTCGTGCCATGCCTTAGCCTTTGCATCAACCTGTTTTGCGATAAAGTCGCTCATGGTTTGTTCCTTTCAAG